AGATGCAAGTAACGAGGAAATTAGCGTACCTTTTACAGTATCTAGAGCAGACCTTGCTAAGAAACTTACAGTATCTTTTGAATACGATGCAAGTGACGTTAACTATGCTGACGATGACATTCAAGTATATGTAAAACAAGATCCTAATGGCACTCCTAGCGTCATCAGAATCAACGGAGAAGACCTTAAAGGCGGTAAAGGTACTCACTATGCACAGTTTCAGACTGATGCTTCTCAGACAGAATATGAGCTTGTATTTAAGGTAAATTCTACTAATGCAAGTGCGTATAGTGTGATTATTGACGATGTTAAGGTTGGACCTACTAATTTAGCAAAGGGTGCTATTGTTACTGATTGGGAAAATTACGATGCACAAGTTAATGGTTTATCATCAAATAACACTTTCTATTACAGAAGGGTTGGAGATCAAATTGAAATTGAAGGGAATATATTAGCAACCGGTGCTGCAACTGCAAATATAACTTTTGAACTTCCAGATGGGTTAAACTTAGATATAAGCAAATTACCTTTTGGAGTTGTTGGTGATGATAGTTTTCAAGTTCTGGGTGATGCTTTGGCAAGAGATTCATCCTCTGGTACTTACTTTAACGCTTCTGTAATTAGGAACTTAACTAATACTAGAAGGATGCAATTTAATGTAAATGGTGCTACTGCAGTTAATATTGGCTTTGCAGCTACCACGCCATTTACGTGGGCTTCAGGAGATACAATCACTTTAACAATGAGAGCACCAATCCAAGGCTGGTCTTCTAACGCTGTAATGTCAGAGGATCTAGGTGGGAGAGAAGTTGTTGTAGTAGGTGCTGGAAATGGAGGCATATCCTTAAATGCCAACGTAACCGACATAGACTTTACTGAAACTAGCGATACAACAGGGTCATGGAATGGAAGCCAGTTTATTGCCCCTGAAACGGGATATTACAGTATAGAAGGACTAGTAAATACTACTGCAACAAATAGTGCAGATATTAAAGCATATATAGATAATTCTTTTAATAAGTCAATAGGTAAGTTTCAAGGTATAGCTCTTGGATTTTTTAATAGTACAATTAAATTAGAAAAAGGTCAGGTTCTTTCTATACGATTGTCGGCAAATTTAACTTTATCTAATTCCACTACATTTCACCACATACATATACAAAAACGCTCATCTCCTCAAACAATACTTGAATCTGAGACAGTTGCCGCAAGATATACTAGTAATAGTGGTCAGGATGTTGGGGCTACTGTAGTAACTCTTGTTTATGAAGATTTAGTAGAAGATACTCACAATGCATATGATACTTCTACTGGAATATACACTGTACCTGTAAGTGGATGGTATCGAGTATCTGCAAAAGCTAATGCTAGTGCAGCTCACTCTGAAATTAGATTTGATATAGTAGTTAATGGAAGTAATGTTAGTGGCGTAAGGGATAGACAAAACATTACATTTACTTCAGTAGAAGTTAACGATATTATACCACTAGTAAAAGGTGATTTAGTTGCAATAAAATTTGATGGAACAGTAGCAGATACATTAAATACAACTAGTTTTTTAAATACATTTTCAATAGCGAGATTGAAGTGAGTAAAGAGTGTAGTAAATGTAATATTGTAAAATCTTATGATAACTTTTATAAACATAAGGGCTATAAAGACGGGTATGGCTCTTATTGTAAACTATGCTATAAAGCTTATCATAAAAAGTACAATAAAGAAAACTACGAGAGAAAGCAGTATATCAAAAAAAGATGGGAAGCAAATAACCAAGAGTATGTAAAAAAATGGAGAAAAGAATATGATAAAAGGTACAATAAGGAAAATGCAGAAAGTATAAATGCTTACAATGCAAGAAGGAGAGCAGAAAGAATTTCCGCAATTCCTAAGAGTATTAGAGAAGAGGACCATAAAAAAATATATGAATTGTACTTAGATGTTAAATCATGTCAATGGTTATCAGAAAGTCCTTTAGAAGTAGATCACATAATTCCACTAAAACATAAAAATGTATGTGGACTACATGTGAGTTGGAATCTACAAGTATTGTCTAAGGAAGAAAATAGTACTAAGAAGAACAAGTTTGATGGTACGTATGATAACGAAAGCTGGAGAATAAAATAATGCCAGCAAAATCTAAAGCACAGTATAAACTTATGAAAGCTGCAGAAAATAATCCTGAGTTTGCTAAAAAAGTAGGGATTAAACCTGAAGTTGCAAAAGAATATACAAAAGCTAATGTTGGTAAAAAAAGATTCAGTAAGCTAAAAAATAGGATAAAGAAGAATGGCAAAGTGGGCTAAAATAAAAGAAAAAATGCGTTGTGGAGAAGTAAGAAGTTCTACAAGACCTGGCAAAAAGATTATGAAAAAGGTCTGTAAGGACGGTAAAGAGAAACTAGTACATGCTGGAGCTAAAGGATACAAGCATAACTACTCTAAGGACGCTAAGAAATCTTTTCGTGCTAGACACTCATGTGACGAAGCAAAATCTTGGGACTCTGCTCAAAAAGTAGCATGTGAAGAACTTTGGCCAAAAGGGCAAAAAGTAGGAACAGGTAAGAAGAAAAAATAATGTACGTAAAAATAAAAAATCTTAAGACAGGGCGTAAATTTGGGGCAAGCTTTGAAACAAAGCAGCAAGCTGAACAGTGGGTCAAAAACCACAAGTCGAAAGGTAAGGACGAACAGATAATGTTTTCTCCTTCAAAATTAGAAGGTGCTGAAGTTCTAGGAGAGCAAGAAACTGCATTTGGAATAACGTATAAACTAAAGTTCCCTGCAGAATATGAAGTTGAATATTTGAACTATGATCCTAATACAGTACAGGCTAATTGGGAAGCCTTTAGAGCTAAAAGATTAGAAATACTAAAAGAAACTGATTGGACTCAATTATCTGATGTTCCAATTAGTACTGAAAAAAGAATGATATATAAAAAATATAGAGAATACGTAAGAAATAAAAAGAATGATTACAAAGACGAAAATATACATCAATGGAAAATATTAAGCTTTAAAGAATATAAAGATATGAAGTTTCCAAAATAAAGGAGTTTATATGATAGATCAAGTTACTTACTTAATGCAACAGTATCCTTGGCTACAACATTTAGTAGCTGTTATGGTTATTTGTAGAATTGTCTTTAAGCCTTTATTTCAAATTCTTGGAAGATATGTAGAACTTACTGTAGAACAAGACGATGATAAAAAGCTTCATAAAATTATGGCTAGTAAATGGTATAAAATGACTGTATTCATAATTGATATGTTGGTCAGTGTGAAGTTACCGAATTTAAAGAAGTAATTATTAATTACTCAAAGAGTAATAAAACAGGGGGTGGGGTATCGGATTCATACTGGATGGCATATTAAAAAAGATTGTAGAACAAAATAAAACTGTAAATACAGAATACGTTTCTGAAAGAATAGATATTGACAATAGAGAAGATGAGTTTTCTATACAAGTACTATACTCTAATGGAAACGGTAGCGTAGATATGGTAATCAAATTAGAAGCTTCTGTTGATGGGATAAACTTTTCTGAAATAACAGACTCTGATCAACTTATTACAGATGACTCTGGTTCCCATATATATGATGTATTCGGTTCAGGAGTTATTTACATAAGAGTTAAGATAGAAGTTAATAGTGGGTCAATTGATATTGACAAAATTTTATATTCTGGAAAAAGAAGGCACTAAGGATTAAAAATGGCTAATACTTATATAAGATTAAATTTAGGTGGAGGAGCAGGAGGAACTGACGATAAAAGAGTCAAGGTATCTTCTGACGATGCTAATTCTGGATTTCTAGAAGAAAAAGTAGTATCTGGATCTTCCAAGGTAGTTTTAGAAACCCTTAACCCTGGACTACTTGAGCAATTAGAGATTGATATTGATGATACTCAAATAGACCATGATCAATTACTTAACTTTGAAGAAGATGAGCATAAGCCTTTAGATGATACTACCACTAGCACAGATTCTTTATGGTCATCTCAAAAAACTCAGGATGAGTTGGATACTAAAGTAGACAAAGTTTCGTCTACTGATAATGCTTTATCTAAGTTTGACGGAATTGAAGGTCAACTACAAGATACTGGCATTATAGTAGACGATTCAAATAATGTTACTGGAGTAAACGACTTAACTATAGATGGTGATTTAACTGTCAATGGAAACACTACTACAGTCAACACAACAACTCTAGATGTAGAAGATGCTAACATCACGTTAAATAAGGGCGGTAATCAGGCCTCTGCGGACTCGCAAGGTGCAGGGCTTACTGTTGATATGTCTGATGCTACGAACGCTCAGATCGCTTATGACAGCTCCTTAGAGTCTAAATTTAAAGCAGGGGAAGTTGGAAGTGAATCTGAAATAGTAACTGTTAATGATACTCAAGTATTAGAGAATAAAA